CGGCCTCCTTGACGATCTCTTCGCGATCTGCATATGGACTATCGTGTTGCCAGGGCTTCCACGATATTGCCTGACGCATCTCCGCAAGTTCGTCGTCTATGGCCAGCATGTTCCAGCGCATGTATTCAACAAGGCGACGTATGTTCGCGTCCTTGTCACCTTCCATCTCCTCATAGTTGATGAAGTAGACGTTTTTCTGCAGCTCTCTTGTCTCCTTTAGCCATCTGTTAAACAGCATCATGCACTCCTTTTCTGTTAGACGAGTATATGCCAATTAGCGTTTCTAGTCTTTCACGCGCACCTTCCTTAGAAGGAATACTTGCGATGTAGTCCATTTTTTGTGCGTATGAAAGCTTATCTCGCTCCTGCTCGTTCATTTCTTCTACGTGCGCAGCAAGAACATTCCAAGACGAACCAATTATCTGTGTTTCCTTCCACTCAGACGCTATTGGCGTTCCTGCGTTAAGTGACTGTGCATATCTATACGTCCACCATGTGCCATCGCGATGTGGTGATATTAGTGAGCCAAGCGCAGGAGATATCTGCGCGTAAACTTGACTATCTGTCCAACCTTTATTCCACTTCATCGGAGTAGCTGGATACTTTAGTGTGTTGAGCGTAGTCTTTACCCACTTGGTGCTAAACGTGTCCGCTGCCCACTTATCAATCCGCTCGTCCTTATACACCGGAGCAGGTGAAACTAGATAAGCGTCAAGGTTGATTCCATGAAGAGATCCTTCAACCTTAGGCTGCAGTTCACCGATAACTGACTCTTGACTTTTCCATGGAAGTGATGGATAGAGCGTCTTTGGCCACTCGTTGTTTAGAAGCCTATTTATAACCTCAAGCATGCGTGATGACATTGAAGGATCCTGCGCAAGTTGATACCCAGTTCTGTTTGAATAAAACTCTTTTGTAAGATTCTTAGGGTGCAATGCTATTGAGCGTAGACTTGCCATAAGCTGTGCAGGTTGAGGCGCGTCAATAAATAGACACAATTTTTTACTCTTACGCAGAACGTGCATAATGTGAAGAGCACCATATGCCTTGTTTGCACTTAAGCTTGTTATTGGTGAGAACCCTACAAGTACAGCATCGTAGTAGTCAAGATTTTCCTCAGTCCAGGTGATGTCTGGTTCTATCATGGCAACCTTGTGCCCCGCGTCAGTTAGAACCTTCTCAATAACTCCAGCAAAGGATAGCGAGCGCGAGTTGGCATTTATCGACATCTGCGGCGCGGACATTCCGGTTATAAGAATCTTACTCATGCAAGAGATCCATCATCATTTAGTTTTACACCCTTGTCCTCGCGAACTGCGCGCTCAACGATACGTTGAACGTGGTCCTTAAACTGATCGTATGTTCCAATGTATGGACGCAGGGCATCAGCCTGTGCCTTTGCTGCCGCAGCTAGTTCTGCGTCAGACATCTTTTCAACATCTGCTATGGTTAACTTGTAGGCATCACCTAGTGGATCACCCTCGCCTTTATCAGTTACAAGGATAGATCCAATGTGCGCTGCGTATAAAAAGCGTGAACGCCACCAGCCTGAACCAGCATGCGGATATGGTGGAGAAAGAATTCCCCAGCGTGTGTTGTAATACTCAAGAACGTCCTGCTCGGTATCAAGACGTTGTCCACCAAGTTTACGTATAAGTTTACGACTTCCAATAATTTCAACTGGCCACTCTGGTTTCTTGCGGCCTAGCCATTCATCGTGTGGCATCAATGCACCTAACACCCAGGTGCGATTCTTTTCAGCGGACGGAGTTACTGCTGCAAGTGTATCGTTAACCACTACACTAGGATCTAACGCCTCAATAGGACCGACTTCCTTAGGCATACGCTTGCGAACACCAGTGCGGTCACCCCACGCGTACATTGGACAAACTGGAACCATACCAGCTTCCCAACGACGGTCGATTAAGTCTGTTGCTGCTTGAACAAGACGTTTCTCGTAAGGTTGAACCTTTTCATCCGTGTCCATCATGTAATAACGTTCGATGTAGCACTTCTTAGCGGCGTCTGGGTCCTTCTCACGGATACGTTCTAGTGCTGCCTCAATATCTGCACGACTAAAATACGTCGCGCCTTCATCGCCGCGATGTTCTGTTCCAACAAGAAGATGCTTGTACAGCATCTCTGGTTTCTTTACCATGGCGCGAGCGCCGTTAAAAACTGTGTTAAACTGCCAATCATCAAAAAATCCAACAGTAGGTAAACCTGATGACAGCGTGTAAAGTGCACCCATCGCACCTTGGCGTCCGTTAAGAGAGTTTAACGGCGCAAGGTTTACCCACGCAGCATCATAAGACGATAGATCCTCTCCCGGGTCAACCTTTCGCCAGTCGACCTCGTGACCTAAATCTGTTAACGCCTTTACAATCAACGCTGGGACATCAATCTTTTGGATTGTGCGTCTTTCAGTGTTGATCTGTAGCGCTGTAAAACCAGTCATTATGATTTTCATGTTTGCTCCTTAAGTTGTTGGTATCATTGCCTACAGGTTATGCAGGCAATGATACCAGAACAACTATCGTTTGATTAGAACGGTGCAGCTGGTGGTGCTGCTGGTGCCTCAGCAACAGCGACAGCTGGTGCTGGCGCAGGTGCAGGAGCGGGCGCTGGTGCTGGTGCAGGTGCTGGCGCAGGTGCTGCAGCAGCTACAGGAGTAGCGGCAGCGGTTGCAACGTAGTACATCTTGATTTCGTTCTTCTTAGAACCATTCCAAGTTCGTGTACCAACCTGTGCACGGAATGAACGACCACGAATAGCGGATTCAATCTGCGCGTTACTTGGGTTAGTTGCGAAGTACTCGCGACCAAGTCCAAGAGCTGCCATCTTACGGAAGAACATACCAAGAGCAGCAGGGCTGTCTGGCGTAACTACTAAGTTGTCCCAAATAAGACGCTTAGCGTGCGCTCCGTTTTGTACTTGTGCTTTAATTGCAAACATGGTCTTGCCTGATTGCGCAACCTTTGCAGTTGCTTCCTGCACGACTAGATCATAGTCGCCATCTGGAAGCGGTTCGTAGTTACCTACTTCTCCGGCGTCCTTTACAAGGTCGCCCCAGTTGAGTGAACTCACCTGTTTTTCCTTTCGCTAATGCGCTAACCGACTTGGTTAGGACGCGGCTTTTGTTGCTTTTGCCTCTGGCTTTGGACCAAAGATCATATCTAACATGCGCTCAATTCCAAGATCTTGTTGTTCAACGATCTTGCCAAGACGTCCTTGAACGCGCTCTCCTGCCTCAAACTCATCAGTGCGCTCGACGTACATACGACGAACTTTGAAAGGAGCTTGAAGTGGATCTGGATTCGGCATAGTCTCGACGTTTATCGCGCCAAGAATATCGTAGAAGTACGGTGCTTGAATTGCAAGTTGACCCTGTAGGTATGGACGCATGCGTCCGTCCTGTCCTGGTCGTGCCATAGCAGTTAGCACAACAGCTTCCAATGGTTGTGTTGGGTGCATTGTCAAGTCGCGTAGATCGCGCAGTAGCGCACCCATGTGACGTAGCAACTCACCCCATTGTTGCATCTTCATTTGTTCAGTACCTGCAATTGAATCCATGCACTTCACTTGAAGTTCAGAGATAGAGTCAATGATAAGTGACCTGAACTGATGCTTTCCAGTTTGCAACCACTGGAATGTTTTAAGAACAACATCGTAGTCACGAACATTGACTACTACGGTGTCCCAGGTGCCATCTGCGACAGGAGGTTCCTCGCGCAGAGGGTCCCAATACTTAACGTTGATAGGAAGGAATCTATGTCCTCCTTCTACGTCAAGCATGAGACGAGGATACGGTGCAGTTACGGCGAAGGTTGATTTACCAACCTTTGATTCACCATACACCATGATTGTAAGCGAACGTTGTACTTCGTTTGACATACGTCACTCACTTCCTTTCTTCTCTTCGTTGTGGTAATACCCGTATGGATCGGATGATACATACGCTTCACTAATTGCCTGTTCCGCGGCGCTTCCGTCGTCGAACATCGGGCATATAGCAAAAAATTGACATTTCCATTTACAGTCACGTGAAGGACGTGGATAGGCAACAAACTGATGCGTAGTTCCTTCATCAAGTGCCTTACGAACGTTTAGCAGATCTGTAAGTGTTCCATGAATACGTTGCCAAAAGTTACGCAAGGTAAACACGTTGTGACGAACTTCCATTTGCTCATAGAACGGTGGGCGTGCGTTTGCGCTACGCTTAACCTTCTTTAGCATTGTAAAGATTCCGCCTTCTGATCGCTCATCACCTTTGTTTTGAGCTGTTTCTAGCATCATGTATGTAAGAATCTGTTCGTTCATGTGTGCCATCGAGGCAAAGTCAGTGAATGAGCCGCCAACGGTCTTAAAATCACGGAACATACGCACGCCGTCTGCCTTACGACGAACACGCATGTCAATCTTTCCTTGAAGGATAACCTTGTTATCAAGAAGAGGCATCTCAATGATCTCTTCAGTTGAGATCATGTCAAGCTCAGCGTCAATTCCGTTTTCCTCAACCCACTGGAGGTAGCCTTCAAGCATGATGCGTCCAAGCTCTGCCTCGGACTCCAGGTCGTAGGTATCACGTCCAGATTCAAGTAAGATCTGCGCGTCCTTTTCAACTAATGTTGCATGCGCATCTAAAAGAGGAATACCCTTTGAGTAGTAGTCATCAAGCGCAGCGTGGATACGTGAACCTAAGGCAAGAGCACCAGTCTTTGATTCCATACGTGGTTGAAGACGACGATAGTAGCTTAGCCACCACTTGCGTCGACAGTCCTTAAATGTTTGTAACTCTGAGTTGGATATGCGTATTGGCATAACTTCATCACTCATAGATTTCCTGCCTTATCATCTTTCAATAATGATAGCAATTGCGCCTTATCGCGAACGATTTGCTCAAAGTTATCAGCCTTGGTTTCAAGGACTTGGATTACGCGTTCCTCAATAGTTCCCTCAGTAACGTAGTCTGAGATCATGATTGAGTCGTGGATTTCTGAACCGATGCGGTGCACGCGGTCAAGAGCTTGCTTGTGGTCAACAAGTGACCAAGGGCGTTGTAACATTATGAGACGACGAGCCGCGGTAAGTGTAATACCAACACCACCTGCTTGAGCTGTAAAAAGTATCCACTTGATCTTGCCAGACTGAAAGTCATCAACCGCTTGTTGACGTTCGTCCTCAGTCTGAGCGCCAGTGATGAGACCATGTGGAATCTTTTCCTTCGTCATTGCAGCGCTTAGTATCTCGATTAGTTGACGTGACACTGCGCATACGGCGACGGAATCATCTCCAAAGTCGCCATTTTCTATATCACTCATAAGTGCGTCAACCTTACATGAAGGTTCAACTAGTTTCGCCTTCATCTCGCCAGTGGACTCGTCAACGTCAATCTCTGCATATGAACTTGCAAATTGCAGTAGGCGTGTTGTTTGGGTAAGCGCACTTGGTGCAGTTAAGGCGTCACCGCCTTCAAGTTCAGCAATCATAAGATCGCGCATTTGGTCGTATGCTTTCTTTTGTTTAGTTGACATCTCAACGTCACGACGCTCAAACATCATCTCTGGAAGCCAAGGCAATACTTTCTTCTTTAACATGCGTCTCATACGTGGATTTATTGCCGCGTAAAACTCTTGTTCCATGTGAGGCTTTACGCCTAAAACCATCATTCCGCCAAAGGCGTTTAGCATAGTGTTGACCATGCGGTCAACCCAACGTGTCTTGCTCGGCCATTCCTCTGGACTTAGCCAGTGTAAAATTGACCATAGATCTAAAACATCGTTTGCTATTGGCGTACCTGTTAGGGCAAAGCGAATATCCGCGTCGCCTGTTGCAGCCCACAGCGCACGGGTTTGCTTAGACTTAGGCTCCTTGGATCTATGAATCTCATCAGCGATTACCGCGTTAAAGTCAATTCCGTTGAGTTCACGCTTGTGTACCTCGCAGCGATTTTCAGAGATCTTTTCATCATGACCGCCACATTCCTTACACCGCGCAAGAGCAACTGAGCCATAACTTGACAACTTAGAGTGGGTTCTGAGAGATTCCCAGTTAATAACAAATACATCGGCAGGTTCTTCAAATTGTTTGCGTCGTTGGGCTGATGATCCCTTGATTATCTGAACGTCCACAGACGGCCACCACTTGGCAAACTCACGTTTCCAGTTTTTCTTAAGGGTGTTAGGGCACACAATAAGCGCAGGAAAAACATCCTGCCCTTGTTCCTGAAGTCGCTTAAGAGCACGTATTGCCTGGGCTGTCTTACCTAGCCCAGGTTCATCAGCAAGTAGGGCTCGACGGGCTACCGATAGGAATGCAACTCCTGCCCGCTGGTGTGGGAATAGGTCCGCATTAGAGAGGTCCTCAAGGGCTTCTAGATCCCTTAAATCATTCGCTGGGGTAATCCGATTAGTAAGCTCGTTGGTGGCCCACTCGGTCAATCTAGGGCCAATTACAAGGTCATCTTTGAAGGTGCTACGTAACGCTAAGCACGTTGCCCACGACGCAGGCACACGCCATTGTTGAGTAGTCCCATCCCACTTTGCTCCAGGCATTGACTTACATAATTCCTTGAAACGCCACTCGGTGTTCATTATTATGTTTTTGCCAGATTCATCAAGCTCAACGCTTATAGGCACTTATCAATCCTCTCGTCATTACGTAATCATACTATCAGGAATTTTAGAAAAGTAAATACTTTTCTGCTTAGTATCTATTGTAACAGGCGAATAGGCTTCCAACCCAGCTTTACGCAGCGAAGAAGGCCGTGACGGATGGCATCAAGGGCATGGCCTTCTCCTCCCTTGTGCCAATACTCAAGTTTCTTTAGTTTAGAGTTATCAAACATCGCCTTGGCGTCGGAAGGAGATTGAAAGTAGATGTCCTCTGCCTTTCTTCCTACGTCCATCAAGCACTGTTTTAAGATCCCAATTTGCTCAAGGCTGAACGGCGCCTGTGAATTGCGAACCGTTTGAGCATTGATGGTAAATCGTTCACACACAATCTCGGTGTCCGCGTTACTTGTTAGAACGTCACGTATTGGTTTGGCGTACTCGTCCTGTTGCACTTCCTTTGCCCAGATAAGAACTGGGTCCTGCCCAGCTGCAATCTGAAAGTACGCAAGGCCTGTTGCCTTACCTGGATCAACTGCAAGTATAAGTCTCATCTATACTTTTCTCCCCAATTTTCCATAGGACCGTCAATGCCAGAGGTTAAAGGCACAGCCCAACCTTCAGTAGTAGTCATGCATTGTTTAACAAGACGCTTGATCTCCTCCGCGTCCTTACGTGGTGCGTTAAGGACAATTTCGTCATGCACTGGAACGATAAGAAGTTCGGTTAGGTCTGCCTGGTCAAGTTTAACTAAGTTAGACTTAAACACCTCAGCAGCTCCACCTTGAATTAGATAGTTTACAAGAGTGTATACACGGTCTTCATCGCAAGGAAGACGACGA